ACAAACCGCACCGCTTAATTCGCAAAAGTATCTTCTAAGTGTGTGCAATCCCCCTTATCAAAATCCGCACTATACACTACTTTATTGGGCATTGTATGGTTTGTGCTTTCATATGAGAATTGCCAATTTAACGTGGCTTGGTTTGCTCCGCTCTTGATGCATTCATATATTTTTCCTTCAAATTGTGCGTATGCGCCACGATTAATCGCGAATTTCTGCGGGAAAATGTTTATCGGTTCGTTGCCATATCCTCCTAGATGATTTGCCATAATATGTCCAGCATCACAATCATTTGAACCGTCATCTTCTAACATACGAGAATAATCCTGTGTGCACTTTGTCGGTTCAGTGCCTTTATCCAAAGATTTAGGTGAAACAACCCCTTTGACAGACGATACTACCGCGTGTCCGTTGTGTTCAATATATGTGTATTTTACTGTTGATCCCCCATCGCCCATTACCAATGTATTTACTCCAACAACTGGACATTGCACCGTCGTACATATGCAAGTGCTACCCGTTACGGAATATGTCAATGCTGAAAACGCAGTGTATAATAGCCCAAATGCAACTAAACGCAGCCCGCTGAACATCCCAATATTATATAACAAGATATTATATAAATGTCATTTACAAATTACCAACCAGTTGAATTACAATATGGTTTGAACCGGGTAGTTTACAGTGGCACTAACGTAGAAGTGCCAGACGACATTAAGCTTTATCATATGAAATACGTCGGAACATTAAAAGAAATTAAAAACAAATCACGAAACCGCAATGTAGTAGATATTGATGGCACTAATTTAGGTGAGGTGAAAGATGTTCAATTATATTATGATACGCAAGGCAAAATGACTATACCGGAAAAACAAGCGCTATTAGAGGTCGGGCGTAAAGGTCCAGAAGGCACAAAAGACGAACCTACTATTCAGCTGCCGCCTGACGTACAAAGATATATAACCAAATTTGGTGGTAAACGTATGCACAAAACAACAATACGTAAACGAAAATCCAAGAGAATAACCAAACGTCGTCATTAAACAACCGATGGTTTTACGTTTGTTGTGAATATACAAAATATCCCAAACAGGTATACGATGCACATTCTGTATAAAGAATCTAATGGTGTAGACTTTTTCAAAAAATATACTGGCTCTAATATTTTAGTAGTAGACGTTAGATTGAAACGAAGTGAATATGATTGGATATTTGAGAACACACATTTAAACCCGTTGTTATTTATAACTGAACCTATACACCATTTTGGATTTGAAGGCGGTTCTTGCGAATATTCGTATAAAGCATTAAATGAGAATAAATTCAAATACATTTTTGGCTGCATTAACCACGACCCAGTAAACGGAAGATATAAATATCCATTATATATGTTCATCACCGAATTTGAAATGAAAAACAAATATTATTATAATCACATCAATAGTAATGTGAAAAATACAAATGCAACACAATTAATGTCGAAACAGTATAATGTGTTAATTAATAACTGGGATCCTGGTACTAGAACTTGTATATTTGAAAAATTAAAAACGGTTGCTCACATTGATTGTCCGAGCAAAGTATTTAACAACTGTTCAAATGAAGAATTAAACCGAATCGGAAAAATAAGGTATTTACAGAACTACAAGTTTAATATATGTTCCGAGAACATTGATTATGACAATGTACCTGGATATATAACGGAAAAATTAATGGATTGTTGTTTGGGTGGAGCAATTCCTATATATGCTGGGTCGTTTGATGAATATGACGCAAAAATATTGAATAAAAATCGTATTATATTCTACAATTCAAAGGATGAAAAATCGATTGAATATGCATATTTCAAGGTTAAATTTTTAATGGAAAATCCAGACTTGTTATTATGTTTTTATAACCAACCCGTCTTCTGTGATACCGCATATGACACAGTACAAGAATTATGTAATGATTTTGATAAATTGATAGAAAACACTAAGGAGACTAATGAAAATTAACAAACGTATAATTTGATTTTAACCATAATTATATGAATTGCTTTGTTCATCCATACAAAAATAACTTAAAGTTAAACACGATAATATTTTATATAATATGTCTATTATAAATAATACTATAAACGGATTGTCATTGAATACTCTACCATTCCCATATGGAAAATTTGATAATTTTTTAAATACAACGTTTGCGTTAGATCTCCAAAATGAAATTTTGAACATTCCAGGAGAAGAGTGGGATAGGTATAATAATCCATTTGAACAAAAATATACATTAAGAGATAAATTCAAGTTTCCACATTATTTACAAACATTATTTAATGAACTAACGAGCGATAGATTTGTATCTGAATTATCCAAAATTGTTGGATATGATTTAAAACTAGATACAACGAGGAATTTTTGGGGGGTCCATACATATGGACCTGGTGATAAATTAGATATTCATGTTGATGCCGGGATACATCCGACATTAGGTTTGAAAAAACAAGTTACATTGGGAATTTATTTAAGTTATAAATGGAAAGATGAATATGGATGTCATTTGGAAATATGGAAAGGCGAAAATTGTGTAGATAATAATGCAAAACTTATAGAAAAAATAGACAGCATTGCACCAGCGTTTAATCGTCTTATACTATTTACGTGCAACGATTATTCTTGGCACGGTAATCCAGAACCAACAAACTGTCCATTGGAAAGTAAACGTATTTTCTTAACCTTGTCATATTTAAGTGAAAATTTTGAAGATGAAAACAAACGAAAGAAAGCATTTTTTATTAAACGTCCAAATGACCCAGATGATTTAGAAAAAGATAAACTACGGTTGTTAAGATCTGACCCAGATAAATATAAAGAAGTTTATCGTGTTTAATATAATATATACATTGATTTTTATATATTATGTATTCAGCAATTGCATAATCAAATTCACGCCTGATGATCGTGATACTTGTACATATCATCATATACATCATATATTTCATCATCAAATCCCATGCTAGATGTCAATAATTTGTCTAATGCCAAAAATATTATACGTACTATTTCGGTAACAATCATTTCTAATATATTACGGTATTTTTATCTTGCATTGTGAACAAAATACATGTATGTATGCAAGTAATTGATCTTGTTTCTACCATCAATACTAAATATATTATTGCATATATTGTTCGCAATTTCATTATTTGGAACCATTACGGATAAGTACACATTCACTCGATGTTTATCGTTAACTAAGCCTAATCTATTCAACCAGTCTGCGTTGTTTATATGTAATTTGTTCTCCATTTCTAATAATATATATGTGTTAGATCCATCGGCATTACTTATTGTAAAATACATTGAATTCGTGTTATTGACACTAGACAATGTAGCCCCAACGGATAAAATGACATCACGAACCGCAATTGCAATATTTGTCGCATTACTATATTCATTTATTGCGATATATGCATCTTCTGCAATCTCGCTAATGGAATTTTGTAATTTGGCATCAGAATAGTCTTGATGCAATAGTTCGTGTAACCAAATTGTCCATTGCGGATGGTTCTTGCCCCCCATTTATTCTAAAATATTATGTGATAAAATTTTTTACAATACAAATAATAATTTGAAAACTGCATAAACAATAGACATATTACATATCAAATATGTTACGAGCAAACACATTAAATACACAGAATGACCTATTGCTATCCAGTTTAATGGAATTTTATAATAATCGTGAAAATCTCAATAAAATGATACGAATTATAAATGGCGATTCCGATATATCATTACGCATCGTTGACTGGTTTGTCACGAATTATGCGAAAAAATATTATACAGTTTATGAGCAAACTTGTGGCACCGCAGAAGCGCAAACAATCACGCGGTTTAAGGTGTACAATGACTATAAATTAAAGTTAAAAGCATATTCTAAGAAGCGGTTTGACCCCTTTTGTAGGTGGGACCGCGTATCTATCCCGTACGACAATGAACAATATATGGAAACTACTATTGGTCAGTTAAATTTCTTCAAATGGGCACTTGATAACAACATTATTGATTATATTAAAAACAATTATGATGCGATTGAATGCGATATGAATAAACGAAATAGTACTACGAAACGACGTACGCCGGTAGATGAAGAGAGCACTATCCAATTGAATAATTCAAAAACGCGGAAACGCCGCGAAGAGTTATCCATTTCGGCGTGCAAATGCATAAAAAAAGAAAATGTCCAAATTATCGTTAAATTCAATTAATTCTGTTGTTTCGCAATAATAATGTCATTGATAAACTGCTCAATGCCATTGATCCACTGGTTACCTAAGTCGTCCTCGTCGTTTTTATCATATGTTACGTCTGCGTTTGTGTTTAAATTCAATACGCGGGTTTTTATCTTTTCTTTATTGCAATCCCATTCTTTATAATTCTCCAACCAATCATCGTGATACTTCTTGCACTTCTGTAAGTACGCCAATTCTATTTGACTTTCGCCCGTTCTAGACCGCTTTGTTACGCGATTGTGACATACCTCTGCATCCGCGTTGATATACACATAACCATCCACGACAAAGTCGTGTGAATGTTCTTTTGCCAACAAACAGTATATTTTATAGTCAATATATGATATTATCCCATCGGCGTATAACATCTTTGCAAATATTTGCATATCTGCGTCTACTGACCTCTCGCAAATAATCACTTTGCAGTCCGGATTTTCACGAATGGTATTGCGGATCAACGACAACCGGGTCGTAAGCGCCATAACCTGAAACTGGAATGCATATTTTTTAGAATTTTCATAGAATTTTTCTAGTATCGTTTTTCCGTCTTCGTCACGGACTGTCTCCCAAATATCAACCGGCTCTTTTACAAATATAATATAAGAGGAATCGCCCATTCTGGTTTTGAGTTCTTCCAATATGGTGGTCTTTCCTGCACCGATATTGCCTTCAATGGAGATAATGATTGGTTGGGTCATTGTATTATAATCTTAGATATTTTAACTAAATGCCCGTTTGATTGTATTCAATTTTTTATCTAGACCCCAAAAAAAATAGGCAGAGTGTGTATACTGTTATGGAAACAGAGTTAGTATCTACTTCCTCAGCGAAGCCCATGCCCGTTAATAGTATCCAGAAACCGGTAGAACCGGCCAAGTGTTGTAATTGCATTGTATCTAGATTAAAGGATCAAGATTTTATGCAACGTTTCAATGTCTCCATATCGTTTGTTTTAGAGTTATATCGCGTACTAATGGGCACCATGCTCATTATGTTTGTCCCACAAAAGTGCGGTGAAGATATGTGTGGGGCAACCGATAACATGTTTAAAAGTACCGTCGTATATAGCGTGAATGCCGGAGTAAATATTGCCACACTCATTGCGTTTATATATCTTTACGCTGTTGAAGTGCGGCGTGAAAATACGTTAATTAACTATTTGGATATAAATAAGGAGTTCGCATCTGACAATGATGCGGTTGGAGAAGCATTGATGCTTTTACCTAAGAATAAGAGACAATTGGTTCTCAACTTAGATCATAATTATCAACTTGCCAGTTACATTGCGATGTTTTTCTTTTTGTCCAACACTATATTTAGTGGATACTCTGTATATTACAACTACCTAGATAGCAAAACTACCAGCGTGTTTATTACAAACGTGCTTTTCCTTGCCGGAAAACTCATTCAGACAAATTCGCTTGCAAACACAGAAGAGAACATATTTTATTCTGCATATCTAACCGATCGCATTCAATATAACTATGTTGACCCGGATAAGATTGCTATTGAAAATCGGAGTGCCGAAATGAGTTTGAGTTACGAAAATACATATTCTAAGAATTCTGTCTAATTAGTGGTTCAAGGTTCTCGTCGGTTTATATTTTAATATGTCTAATAATTTACTCGTGGTCGGGAACTCATCCTGTCCATATATATCTTGTAATAGTAACCATTCAAACAACCCGCCGCGATAAATGTATACATTCGCAAAACCCAGTCCCTGCATCTGTCTAAATTTCGTCTCTATACTATCATCATTTGCGTTCTCGCCATATATAATGAATGTTTTACTACTAAAATCATAATTATTTAGATATTCGTTGATTAGGTTCTCCTCGCTTTGATATGAAATGGTCGTTTTTATCAAACAATTTTGATTTGTCGCTGACATGGTATTTATAATGATGTAGTGGGTGGGTTTTAATATGGCACTTTGTACGTCCTCAAATGAAACCGTATTATATTTTGTTTTGAATAAATTGTTGAACATTAGCTAATATACTACTATTCAACATTTCTATGTCTTTTACGCAACTTTTGATTTTATTTTTGCCTCTTTTGTTTTATTTCTTTTGATTGTTGTTCTAATAATGTGCGCAGTTTTTTGTCACGATATGTTACACAATCTGTGTAAATTGTTCGTAACAATTCACAATATGGGTCGGTGTAATTTATGTGATTGCAATCTGCGGTCATTTGATCCTCTATATTTGCACAAAGTCTGTTGTACTTATCCATAATATACCCAACAATACATTTATTTTCGCCATTTTACGTAAAAAATTGATTACTTCTAAAATTATTCAATTGTTGCATCAATCATACGGTTTTAACCTATACTAACTACACGCTAAAATGGATCTTACTCAAAGCAAACTCACCCGTTCGGAATGGGAGACTATTGAAGTGCCCGTTTCACCAAATGAAAAACAAATTCTAAAAATGATTGTGGCTGGTTACGAAAACGTGAACATCCGCACAAATGACCATCAGTCATTATATTCATTCTTGAAGATTGACCGGTCGCCAGAAACAGAACGACTGTTATTTACCAAGTATTTTGAAGAACCCATTACTAAGACTATTACAAAGTATGGAAAAGATACCCCACTTGCATCCATCACAATTCAACCCGCTGGCGGTGGAGAACTCAAACATATGAAAAGTCTGGACAAATTTCGCATTCAAAATTTGGATTCCACACTTGGAGATAACAAGTCATTAGTATTTGAGTTCTTGTTGCTTGACCTTGCGTCAGAACTCTTGAAACAAATTTACAAATCAAAACAAAAATATGCGTTCTATCTTTACACCTTAATGCAACTGAAAAAAACATCTATTTCAAACTTAAACTGTCATCTGATGCGTATCATTGACAGCATCATTACGTATGCAAACTCTTTCACAAAAACCAGCGAGATTATTACCAATGCATATGAATTCATTGAGCGTAACACCTATCTATTCAAATATGAAGACCGTGCATTATTCGCCCATCAAAAACAACTATTTAGCATTTGCAAGCCGCCTGCACCAGATTGCCCTTTTGTTCCTAAGCTGGTTCTATATACTGCTCCCACTGGCACTGGCAAAACTCTGTCTCCGATCGGATTGTCGGAAAAATATCGCATTATCTTTGTATGCGTTGCCAGGCACATTGGTCTGGCGTTGGCAAAATCTGCTATTTCAGTTGAAAAGAAAGTGGCTTTTGCGTTTGGCTGCGACTCTGCCGCTGACATTCGTCTTCACTATTTCGCGGCAATTGATTATACCCGCAACCGTCGTTCCGGTGGAATTGGTAAGGTAGATAATAGTGTTGGAGACAATGTGGAGATTATGATATGCGATGTGCAGTCGTACATTACAGCGATGCATTATATGTTAGCATTTAATCGTGCTGAACGTATTATTACCTACTGGGATGAGCCCACTATTACAATGGATTACAAAGAACACGCATTGCATTCAGTTATTCATAAGAACTGGACCGACAATCAAATCCCCACGGTTATCTTGTCGTGTGCTACGCTACCAACCGAAGATGAATTACAACCTGTATTCTCGGATTTTAGATGCAAATTTGAAGACGCCGAAATTCACACGATTACCAGTTATGATTGCCGGAAATCCATCCCGATATTGGATAAATCCGGATACTGTGTTCTTCCACACTTTATGTACTCGGATTTCGAACAACTACATAGTTGTATCCGACATTGTGACCAAAACAAGACATTGCTGCGGTACTTTGATTTGCGGGAGATTATTCGCTTCGTTAAATATGTAAACTCGGAGAACCTGATTGACGATGCATATACGATTGATTCGTACTTTACCGATGACATTAGCAACATCACGATGAACCGGTTAAAGGAATATTATTTGGATGTGTTGCTTCATATTAATCCTGACCATTGGGAAAAGATATATAAATATGTAACTACCACACGTAAACCTAAGTATGCAGACGCCAAACCAGCTATTCATAAGACTACTAGTGTTGAACAGCAGGCTCGGTCCGGCGGGGCATTGGCAAGAACAAATAGTGTGTTTGCATCTCCACCACCCGCCAAGACTACTACTGCATCAACGGGCATTTCACTCACTACATCAGATGCATATACACTAACCGATGGGCCTACTATATTCTTAGCAGAAGACGTGAATAAAATTGGCAACTTCTATATTCAACAGACGAACATCGCAGAAAGTGCATTCCAGACTATTTTGGCAAAAATCGCTAGAAATACGGAGATTATTGAACGCATTGACCGTCTAGAAAGTGACATTTTAGCCAAAGAAACCAAAGCGGGGAGTGACGCAAATGACGAAAAGACCGCTGCTCGTGAAAGTGGGCGTCTATGCAAAGAATCGCAGACGTGGATGAACGAAATCAATAAACTGCGCAAAGAATTACGTACAGTCGGACTAGACCCAATGTATGTTCCGAATTCGCGACCACATCAAGCGATTTGGACGCCAGACGGTGAGGTTCACGAGAATGCGTTTGTTGCAAATATAGACGAGATTACGGTGAAGAATATTATGCAATTAAACATTAGCAACAACTATAAAGTGCTCTTGTTATTGGGCATTGGTGTGTTTACGGAGAACCCGAACATTCAATATATGGAAATTATAAAGAAACTCGCCGACGAACAGAGGTTGTTTATTATTATCGCGTCTTCCGATTATATTTATGGTACGAACTATCAGTTCTGTCACGGATTTATCGGAAAAGACCTCACGAATATGACGCAACAGAAGACATTGCAGGCGATGGGGCGTATTGGACGTAATAACATTCAACAAGACTATACTATCCGTTTCCGTACAGATGAAATGATTACGAACCTCTTCACCAAGTCGGCGGTGAACTTGGAGGCGGACAATATGTGTGCACTATTCAGCACACCATAAAAATAATAACAGATTACGGATGTGAACATAATGTATTTTTTATTGTAATTGTTACGTGTTTTTCATCCAGAAAATTGAATATTAAATAAGTATTTAGTTTATAGCATTATCTTATCAAGAATGAACACCCCATTGGTACTAATTGCACGTCGGTTGCCAAGAGAGCTTATACATATTATACAAACGTATATACGCAACGATCTTGTGCACGAAGCGGTTCGCAATCATCTGCACTATTTGATGTATGAACAGGAGCTATATATGAAATTCGTTAGTGACAATTATGTAGAACCAGTATGTTACTGTCACAGAATGCCTAGACGCCTTCTTGAAAAATACAATGGATGTCAACACTGTAACTGGTTTGAACGGATTGAATACGAAGATGAATATAAAATCGCTGGTTATCTCACTTGCCTGGGGCACGATAACCCACAAAAATACAAATTACTCAAAAATAACTAATATGTCGGTATACAAATCCCACTAATGTGGGAACCTTTAAATATCCTATTCTATCACTCTATATAAAAGTCCAGAAAAGAAATGGCATCGCTCGCCGAAAATGGACAAAAAATAAATGTCCATTTTTCAAAAGGGGCGAGGGACTTTGTGAAAAGGGCCCTCTGAAAAACACGTTGTGAGCATAATGCATTGATTTGTATTTTTTGTTGTTTTTGCTTGACTGCATACTATTTTTAGTGTATTTGTGGGCAGGTGGGATATATCTGAGAGCGTCATCCAGAATTGGATGACAAATGGAGGACAAACTTCTCTTGAAAACTCCTAAGCGTTCCCACACTGGTGGGATACTATTATTATACTACTTTATCACTCTCCCAAAAGTCCAGAAAAGAAATGGCATCGCTCGTTGAAAATGGACAAAAAATAAATGTCCATTTTTCAAAAGGGGCGAGGGACTTTGTGCAAATGGCTATTTGAAAAACACGTTGTGAGCATAATGCTTTAAATTGTGAATTTTCTTGATTTTGCTTGACTGCATACATTTTTTGGGCGTTTTGTGGGTGGTGGGACATAGGAGTTTGGCGTCATCCAGAATTGGATGACAAATGGAGGACAAACTTCTCTTGAAAACTCCTAGGTTGTTTCCCACAATGATGGGATACTTTAAATCTACTACTCTTTCACTTTCTTAAAAGTCCAGAAAATAAATGGCATCGCTCGGCGAAAATGGACAAAACATAAATGTCCAATTTTCAAAAGGCTCGAGGGACTTTGTGAAAAGGGCTCTTTGCTGAATTTTCTTGACAGCATACTTTTTTATATGTTTAGTGGAGCAAAGGGTTTAGAGAAAAGTCTGCATCCAATATATGGATGACAAATGGATGACAAACGCCTCATAAAAACTCCTAAAAATCTCAGTTGCACTTGTTGTGACTATAATACGAGCAGTGCGAGTGATTTTAAGAAGCATTTATCAACTATAAAACATATACGGATGACGACGGATGACACACCTACTCCGGAAATCTCTTACGCTTGCAATAAATGCAGTTATAATAGTCGTAATATTGTTGAATATGAAAATCATTGTAAAAATGACGTTCATAATATAGAAATGAATGATGACATATGTACACAGACCAATTATTCGTGCGTATGTGGAAACACGTATAAGTATCGTCAAGGATTATTCAAACATAAAAAGAAATGCAATTTGACAAATCATCAAGAGACCCCTACAATTGATACCACACTTGTAATAGAGTTATTAAAGCAAAATCAAGAGTTTAAAGAGCTTATGATTGAACAGTCGAAACAATTGGCGGACCAGCAGTATCAAAACCAATTACTATTGGAACAACAACACGCCCATAATAGTAATTTACTAGAAGCGGTGAAAGACGGCAAAATTGGAAATACAACGAACCACAATACCAATTGCAACAACAAATTCAATCTCAATGTGTTTCTGAATGAAACGTGCAAAGACGCAATTACGATGGAGGATTTTATCAATTCATTTGAAGTGACTCGGGAAGACTTCCTGCATACCGGGCAAGTTGGGTTTGTGGAAGGCATTTCAACGGTTATGACCCATCGTTTTCGAGATATGGATATGCATACACGACCCCTTCATTGTACGGATCTGAAACGGGAAACCATCTATATCAAAAATGCCGACAAATGGGAAAAGGACGATGCAGATAAAACGCATATGAGGAAAGCGGTGAGAGGCGTTGCTAGGAAGAATATGAAAGAGTTGTGGAGATGGTTTCAGGATAGCAAACCGGCAGTAGAACAGATCGGAACAGAGGAATGTGAGAACTACTTTCAATATCATAAAGCAGCATTGGGTGGATATGGCAAGGAAGAGGACTTGAAATTTGAAGAGAAAATCATTAAGAATGTTCTCAAAGAGGTGCATGTAGATAAGAATGCGTTGACCTTATCATAAAATCATAACAATATTGCTGATTTACCTAATTTTATTTTTGCGTGAACGCTTGGTGCGTTTTCTGGAATGTTGCATCTTTTTAGATTTACGAGATTTAACTTTCGTTGCACCGCTAGCCCCTATACCACCTCGGCGAGGCGGAGAACCGGGCGGAGAATTAATCGGAGAACTAGGTAGATAATGAGGTGGAGAACCAATTGGAGGCGGGGGTGAGTTATCGTCGTCGCTAATATCAATAACTAAGTCTGGTTGTGTTACTGGTGGTATAGGAATGCGACGCAATGGACGAGTGGGTATACGACGCAATGGACGATCCGGGATGTGCGTGCGACCATCAGCCCAAGTAGTATGTATAGTGTGAATGGTCATCAGTTTGGCATTTATATCTTCAATTTGTCTATGTGTATCATCAATCCTGTCAGCAATAGTGCTATTAATCAATTCTAAACGCGTTTGTGGCGGCAAATCCGGGGTTTCTTCTATAATAATTGCTTCTAGTTCGTTCGCTGAATCCGGAGTATCTAGCCATTCAAGAATAGATGCCAAATCCACAAGCTTGCGTTGCAAGTTCTCTTTTATATTTTGATAATAATTATAATTACGATTCATATACATAATAGTTATATAAAAATTAGTTACATCAAATATTGTATTCAAAATCGTCTAAACAGAACAGAATGCATTGACCATATCATAATGCGAACATAATTGTTGTGTAAAAACAATATAAAGGTTGCATCGTATATTAGAGTGTGAGGGGTGTAGATGATGTATATAGTGTAAATAGCAGAAAACCGAAACTCAGAAAAATATAAAATTATGGTGCATTAGCAATTATAGCTCAGTGGTTAGAGCAACGGTCTTATGAGCCGTTTGTCTGCAGTTCAAATCTGCATTTTTGCATTCCGCCCATATAATATATTATTCTGATATCGGTATAAAGGTATAATGAAATAATACCTTGGTGGGGGTAGGTTAAAATGCACGGATGGCCGAGTGGTCTAAGGCGGTGGACTTAAGACCCACTACATTTTTGTGCGCGTGTTCGAACCACGCTCCGTGCAAATAGGTTTTGAATGGTTTCCCTTAAAAAAATTCATGGCACCGACGGACAAATATCAGTGGTTATGCCCCTTTAGCTCATCTGGTTAGAGCATGTCTTTAGTAAAGACAAGGTGATGTGTTCAAGTCACATAAGGGGCTGAAAATGTCTAGGTGCAACGGAATGAGTTTGCCGTAAAGTCACTCATCGGCTCTTGTAGCTTAATTGGAAGAGCACACGACTGTTATTTGTGATGGTATCGTTACCATAACGCAGGTATCGTGAGGTAGTGTGATCGAAACACACCAAGAGCGAATTTCTATATACACATAATAATTGAAATACTTATTATGTGCATTATTTGATAATAGGTTCGTATTTCCAAACAAAACCCTTTGCCGTTTTAATCTTTCCATTACAACACAAACATATGCGTGATAATGATGCTCCGATGTATTCACCTGCTTCTTTACAACTATCAAATGAATTTAATCTATTCCCCTCAATGTCAAATTGTATTATTTTATTTATTCTTCTTGATATAATCCTTTTATTTATTGATTCTTGACT